TTCGGTGTTCACGAACTCGGCGAGCGCCTTGAAGTAGTCCTTCTTGAATTCCGGAGCGAGAACTTTCTTCCAGGTCTCGTGCATGCGCGGCGCTTACACCGGGTCGTATCGGCTGCGAAATTCGCATCCCCTCATTTGCGCAGCGTTCACGAGTTGGACTCTGGGCTCGTCGGGATCCGGGAGCGGCTCTCCCATGATGATGGCGTAGGTGTCATCGTAGAGGATGGCAATCACAGCGCCGTCGATTTCATACGAACCCGCCTTTTCGAAATAGATCGCGTGAACCAGCTCGGGCTTGCGCTTGTAGGTGCGAAGGTCCATGCCGTTGAATTACACCCCGAGAAGGGCATCGCTCCGAACGCAATCCGACCACGGGGCGCCGAGCGTACGGGTGCGGCATTCCTTTCCGTGCTGGCGAGCGCGTTCTAAGCCGCCGCGCATTCCATTCGACCAGCCGAAGTCCACGTAGAAGATGACGCGCGTGGCGTGCACTCCCCACAGGAATCCGGCCTCGATCCCCATTGCCCGTTCGAGGGGAATGTCGTCATCGAGCACGCCCGGCTGCGTGTAGAGCGCATGCGAGGCAAACGGGGCTTCCCCTCGCAGGAAAGCATCGTGCATGCAGGCACGGACGTAGCGAAGATTGCGTTCCACGTCGCCCGCAAAAGGGCTCTCGACTACGACCAGATCCATTTCAGCCTCCGTTTTGGAGGCCGCCTACACCTCGCGTCAGCGTGTGCGGCTACTTTCTACGTATCGAAGCACGACGCGCTCAACAAGCGTGGAAGCCGCTTTCAACGATTCGGCCGCGTTCGGCGGAAGCTTGATCGATCCGACCCACTCGGTCATCTCCGCTACGGATTTCGGAGAGATGCTAGCTTCGTAAACCGTGCGAGTTGCGCGATCCACAACGACAGAAGCCGTGTACTTCGTCTCTGCCGGGAAGTGCGGGTTGCTCGTGACCGAAAGAGCAAGCTCGGCGCCGAATGGCTTGCCCTTGTCCTCGGGATAGAACCTCGCCGAGTAGTAGGCCTCGCGTCCTTCGATGACCTTACGGACATTCGACGCGACACCGTGGAGTTTCCACGGGATGCCTGTGTCCTTCGTCAGCGTCTGGCCGAAATGGGCTGCCAGTTGCTTGACCGCGCCGGGCGTAAGGAAATCCGGCTTGGGCATGAGAACCCAGTCTCAGTGTCCCCAGCCGAGTGCGGTCTGTCGCGCGGGCTTGCCGTCCCACTTCCGGGCGTGGTGTCCGTCCACGGTGATCGACCCACCGGGCGATGGCCGAACGAGACGCGGCGGACCCGTGAAAGAGCCCTGGGCGGGAAGCACGAGATCCGTTCCTTGGCCCTCGGAGCCTGCATCCTTCTGACCGATGTGCCGGACAACGAACGTCTTGTCCTTGACCTCGATGACCTCGTAGAAATCGATGTTCGTCTGGTCGTAACCCCACGACGCTTCGTAGATGTCGCCGACCTTCGCGTCGTGCTTGTAGTCCTTGCGCTCTTGCTGTCGCTTCTGCTTGTACTCGATCGAGGACTTGCGAGCGGCAACGGTTTCGTCGATTCGACGCTGGCGCGCTTGCTCGGTCGGGTAGTAGAACGGCCCGACGATCGGCTTGTTGGACTTGCCGGCGAAGATGATGAGGAAGTAGCGCAGCTCCTGCTTCGGGCCGACCGGATCTTCCCACGTCCAAATGGCAAGGTCCGTCCCTTCCGGAACGTGCGCCGGCTTCGGGCGCACGTGAGGCGGCAAGTGGAACTCACGTGGAAACGTGATCGCTTCGACGTCCCGAGCATGACGAGCCGCAACGCGGAGAGCGAGAAGCTGCTCCGCGTTTTTCTCGGCAATGCGTTTGGCGATCGGATCCATCACTTGCAGTCGGCGCAGTGGACGGTGCTCTCGCCGTCGAGGGGTTCCGGAAACGGACGGGAGAGGATCCATTTGCCGCACTTGGTCAGCTTGAGACCCCCACGGCGCGGATGCCGCTGGAACTCCTCCGGAATCTCCCCCTGCTCTTCCGCCATGAGGTGCCACTCGTCGCTGCCGCCGCTTTTGAGGTACATGTCAGCCATTGTTCATCTCCGTCACTGGATGAGCGTCTTGTAAATGTGGGCGTTTCCCGGCGGGTCGTGGAGATTGTCCTTGCTGCCGGCGCCCGCGAGGTTTGCCCACGTGCCGGTGACCGCCGCGAGGTACGCGTTGGTCGTGCGGTCGAACGGGAAGCCAGCCGTCTGCCCGGCGAGGAGGAAGCCCGCACCGTTGGTGGCGTCAGCACCGGCGATCGTGATGTGCGACGCGTTGTCGTAGCGCATCTCGCTGGTGTCGTAGATGTGCACGCCGACCGTGTTCGCTCCCGCGCTCGATCCCCAGAGAGCGGTCGCGCCGTAGATGTACGTCGCAAGAACGGCCTTCGAGTGGAGATTCACTCGGAGACCGCCCTTTGCCGCGCCGTTGGCGGCCCAGTCGAAAACTGCGCAGTCCTCGATCTGGAGGATGCCGCCTTCGAAGGCGCCCATGAAGGTCCCTTGAACGACCGATTCCCCCGTCATCACGGTGGTACCTCCATTGGAAGATCCAACCGTGCAGAGCGCTCCGAAGTTGTCGAACGTACAACCAATGGGGAACTCGTAACCGATACCTTCCCCAGTTGCCGTGACTGCGGTGAAGGTCGGATCTGGCGCGATGCAGTTCATCACGTACGTGTAGAGCGTGTCGATCACCCTGAAAGCGAACAACCACGCGCGGAAGTTGCCGTGCTGCTCTTTGAGGAATCGGCAGTTGTGGAAGAGCAGGATGCAGTTGTCGCGTCGAACAATGACGTTGTTCGTATTACCCTGCGTGGGCGCGAGATCGAGATCGAGGAATTGCACGGACGGGCCGGACACGGCCGTTGTCCCCGTCGTGTACTGCCCCGGCGCATTTCCACGCACGTTGATGTAGTCCACGTAGAGAATGCCCGGCGAGGTCTCCACAACGTAGGGGTCGCCGTTCTGCGGCGTCACGAACGTGTTGATGCCGAACCCCGAACCGTAGAGGCCTTGCGGATCGGGAATGCCCCAACCCGAAGTGCGGATCGTGCCGGCTGTGTTCTTGAGCATGCTGGTGCGTGCGCCCGCTCGTGCGCCCGAAGGGATGCGCATGCGGAGACCCACGTCGGTCGCGTCGAAGGCGACCGAGCCCGTGACGGCCCATGCCGTGTTGGTTGCACGGTTGCGCGTTCCGGTAACCGTGAGCGTGCCCGACTTCTTCGTGACGAGCGCCGGGCCTTGGAGGATCAAGGCGACGTTGGTGAACGCCGTCTGCTGAAGTTGAACGTCGAGACGGAGCGGATCGCTCTCGGGCGGCAGGTTCACGTACGTGACCGTGATGCTCGACGTGATCGGCTGACCGTTGATGCGCGAGGCGAGTTCCGCGTTCGTCTTGAGTGCCGTTGCGGCCGTCGCACCGTTGTTGGTGTCGTTGCCGTTCGTCGCGTCGATGTAGTACGCCGGCTGGAGTGCCGGTTGCTGATGCAGTTCGGCCGTGACGAGTCCGGCTGCCGCGAACTTCTTGATGTACCCCTGGTCGTACGACAGTAGCGCGCGGCTCGATGCCGGGATGTCGATGTGACCCCCAACGGGGACGTAGCAGGGAACCTTCCGGTTTTGGTTCTCGTACCCAACATCCAAGTCGGGGATCAAAACGGGCGCGGTGTTCGTGCGGCCGTCCGCGTATTTGCCGGTGTGAGTGACCCGGATGAAGATGCTGGTGGTAGGCATGGGTACCTACCAGACGGCTTCATAAAAGATTTCAGCGACGATCGTAGCTGAACGCAAAAAGGACCTTCTGGCCCGTGAGGAGCTTGTCCAACTCGTGCACGAGCGGCATGAGTTTGCCGAGGACCTTGTTCGTGTCAGCGGGACTCAACCATTGGGCGCCCTGCCACTTGTAAGGGTGCCCTGGCGAGATCTCGAATCCCTTGTCGAAGATTGATGCGAGCTGCTTGACGATCGCCTTTGCGCGGTCCTGCTCTTTCCCCTTGGGAATGGATGCAACGCCCTTCGCCATCGTCTCGATGTTATGCTTGTACTGTTCGAGAATCCGCGCGAGCTGCGTCGGAACGGGCGCCATTCGCTTGGCGTCCTCGCCGGTGCCAGCTTCCTCGATCATCTGCTTGAGAAGCTCGCCGACGTTCTTTGCTGCAATCGCTGCGTTCTCCACAGCCTCTGGAGAAGCTGGGGACTTCTTCGCCTCATGCTCCTCGGCCATCGGATTCGACCGACTGAACGACCCCTCGGTTGTTTGGAGATAGCGCGCCGCAACCCTCTCGGCCTGCTTGCGTTGCTGATACTCCCGGGTCCGTTCCGCCGGCGTCATCACCTTGTGCTTCGACCGGTCCGATTCCGGGTGCTCACGAAGGTACTCGCGAAGAGCTTCGGGTGAATGGAACTTGGCGCTCTCGTGCTCTTCGGACATGACTTACCGTTTCGGCAGGGCTCGAATAGCAGCTTTCGCCCATTCGATGGCCTGCTCCAATTGCGTCTTGGCATTCCCCGCATGGCCTTGTCCCATGGCCCGTTCAGCGGATTCCAAATGCTCGCGGACGAATTTGATGTAGTTGTCCACGTCGTCGCCGAATGGATGTTTCTTGCTGTCCGGTCCCCACTCATTCTTCCGAGGGGGTGGCTGGCCCTTGACGGCTTGGCGGCGATCGTAATCGTGAGACATCGAAGAACGCGGGACACAAGTTGGTTAAAAGCAGAAGGCCGCTCCAGTTTCCTGGAACGGCCCTCATGCTAGGACGCGAACCCTATCAGATGCGCGTCACGACGAGGCGGGTGAGCCCGCGCGGGTTGAACGCGCCGATGCCGACATTTTCAAAACAAGAGAAGCCGATCGTGCGGGCCTTCGGGTCATCCGCCGACAGAACCGTCAGCTCGGTACGGACCGGGAAGCGCCCGAAGTTCTCGGGCTCTGCGCAGACGTACACGAAGCCGACCGGCACGAGACGCGAGATGATGATCTGCGCGCCCCAGAGAACCGCCTGCAAGCCCGTCTTGAGGAGGGTTGCCTGCGATTCGATGTCGAGGATGTCACGGCCGAACTTGCGGATGTCCGCGTAGTCCACCGCGTTCATGTAGATGCGGGCGACACGAAGGTCGTGACGCTCGATCTCTGCGAACGCGTCCGCGAGAACCGACGGGCTGATCGGAGCGACGACCGCCACGTCCGGGTTGGTCTGACCCGGAAGGGTGTCGAAGCCCGAGACCGCGATCGAGTCGAGCACTGCGAAGACGCGCTCGTCTTCGGCAGCCTGGATCTGCGCTTTCGCGAGGTCCTGTGCGCGCTCGATGAGGTCGAAGCGGCGCTCCTTGATCTGCGTGAGCGGGATTTCCGGGTTCGAGGCGACCTCGAACAGCGGGAAGATCACGCGACGCGGCTTCTGGATCGCCAGGATGTTCTCGCCCTCTTCGCCGACCACGTACGCCGTGACGTCCGGGTCCTTGTCGTAGATGGGGAGAGCGCCGTCCGGGAGCTGCTCCACGAGGAAGGTCTTGCGACCGACCGCCGTGTAGTCGCGACGGAGACGGAGCGGTTGGATCATCGAGGCAGCGAGCTTCGCGCGGCCAGCGGCCGTCTTGATGTACTCGCTGATGATCTGCTGCTTGATTTCGTTGGAAACCTGGTTCATGGCTTTCTCTTGCTCCTCTTCGTTTTCCTCAGACCCTCATGTCGAGCACGAGGAGCGAGCTGTTGGCGTCCGGGGCGACCTTGACCACACCCATGACGGTTGCGCCGGGGGTGTAGTTTCCGTAGTTCGAGCCTTCGTAGGCATCCGCGAGAACCTTGGTGAGAAGGCCGTTCGCCGACGCGTAGAGAAGGTCACCAGCCGCGTACGTCTGTGCGACGCCGCCGCCGAGGCTCTTGGTCTCGTAGAGCGAGACACCGACGCACGAGCCGGATCCGCAGACGTACGGTCCACGGCCCGAGGCGACGCCCGGGGTGTTCTCGAACGCGTTGCCGATGGCATCGTTGAGGAACAGGCCAACCGGACGGAGGCCTGCGGGGTAGGACGGACCGGCGTTCACGACGGGGCCGCCGTGGTAGCCGTTGCCGAAGTCGGGGCGGGTGAAGGCGACGGTGCCGCCGAGCACGCCCACCTTGGTGATGGTGGCGAGGGTGGAGGACTTGTTCGCGGCGACCACGGGGGGATTCGTCTGCGTGAACGCATCCGGCGTCAGAACACCCACCGCATTGCGGGTGACGACGTGGAGGAGTTGAATACGCGAGCTGGTCTCCCTGAAATCACCCGAAGACTGTCCGCCGATTGCGAAGGTCGTCATGTACGATTCTCCTGATGGGCTTGAGCCTGGGGCGCTTTACATTCGATCTAGGCACCCCAAACGGGGTGAGGGGTCACTTGATGCCGAAGGCGTCGCGGACGTCCGGAGCCGAGGCCCAGAGCGAAGCGAGCTTGTTGACGTCCTCGCCCTTCTGGGGAGGAGCGCCTGCGCCGCCGATGCGAGAGACGCCGGCCGAGGGACGGGTGCCCACGGTGCGGGTCGCTGCCGTACGGACGTTGGCCTGCTTCTGCTCCTGTTCGGCAGGAGCCTGCTCCTCGCCCTGGTTGGCGAAGAGAGCGCGAAGCATGTCGTCTTCCGGTCCGAGCGCGATCTCGCCGACATCCATGGTCGGCGCGTCGAGCTGAACGTCCATGTCGGCAACCGTCGTGGTCGAGGCTGTCGGCATGAGCATCTGTTCGAGGAGCTGGTCATCGGCGAGCGCGGGCGGCATCTGCTGCTGCGCGTCCACGGCCGGAACTTGCTGCTGCTGAGCCTGCTGCTGTTGCGGCTGGCCTTGCTGCTGACCTTCCTGCTGGAAGGTGGCGCCCTGCTGCTGCATGGGGTCCTGTTGCTGCTGGGCTTGCTGCTGCTGGCCCTTGTCCTGCTGCTGGGACTGCTGTTGCATGCCCTGCTGCTGGGGGTCGTTCGCCTTCTTGAGCGAAGCCATGTGCTGCTCCATGGCCTTCTGGACCATCTCCTGCACCTGAGCTTCGAGGCCCTTCTCTTGCTGCTGGCCGGCCTGCTGTTGCTGCGGCTGACCCTGCTGCTGACCGGCCTGCTGTTGCTGGTCCTGCTGACCGGCCTCGTACCAGGCCGCCGCTTGGGCGTCCTGCTGAGCCTGTTGCTGCATGTCCTGCTGCTGGCCCTGAGCCTGCTGTTGCATCTGCTCCTGGCTCTGGCCGGCCTGTTGCTGCATCTTCTCCTGCTCCTCGGCGACCTTGATCGCGACGAGCTTGGTGACGGCAGCGTCGAACGCCTTCTTGTCCTTGCGCTCGGCAGCGAGAGCAGCTTGCTTCATCTGCTCTTTCTCTTCCTGCTGAGCCTGCTCCTTCTTGGAGGCCTGGGCCTGCTGGTCCTTGCCGGACTCCTTGCCCTCCTGCTGGTCGTTCGCCGTCAGACGGGTGTACGTCGCGACGAGCTGAGCGTCCGGCACGGACATGAGCGCATGAGCCTGGTCCTCGATCGCCGTCTCGGCCGCGTTGGCGCCGAGCATCCGACGAGCGATCTTGCAAGCGAGATCGGCGCGGCGGAGGAGCACCTGCTCGCTGGCCGTCTTCTCCGGGTGGTTGAACGTGTCGCCACGCATCTCGGGCATGCCGATCTCGTCGCGTTTCGTCTGTCCACCCGAATACTCGACGCTCCAGTTGTTCGGAGCGACGTCTTCGGCGAAGGAGCTGGGGTCACCCGTCAGGTACGCATCGGCAGCCGGTTGCTGCTTGAGGTGATCCTGATTCATTGCATACGGGTCGGCCTTCTTGGTGGTGGCCGCCGTACGGGCGATCTCGTCTTTGTTCCAGGTTGTACGCTCGCGCATGGCAGGTGCCCTTTTCTCGCAGAGTGCGGGTTTATAGAAAGAAACTCAGGACCCCAAGGAGAAGATCCTACCTTTTTCAAGGAGTGCTCCGGCTTCGCTGCCCGTCAGTGGGCGGCCAAGTACCTGGCGACAAGCCGCCAAGTAGGTCTCTACATCTGCGTACGGAGCGGTCCCCCCAACCGTGATCACCGCATTGTAGATGCGGGATTCACCTGCCATGGAGGAGCGCTTTGTCATCCGATCGATCACACGAGACACGGCCAGGCATTGACGCCCGGTGAGTCCCGAGTTTCGAAACACGGCTGGCCAGCCTCCCTGTTTGAAGAAGACGAGGCCCCGTACGATTGCTTTTGCTTGTTCGACGTTTCGAGTCATCCCCAAAACGAAACGACCAACCTTTCGCCATTCCTCGTGACGGAATGCCGACTTGATGAGCGACTCGTTCAGGTTCTCAGGCGACCCACGCAAATGGGCCGCTTCATCCTTGTTGATTTCCTTGCGGACATGCTCGACAGCCTTCTCGCGAATTGCATCCGCGAGATCTCGCACCACCTTGTCGAGCGGATCTTCTTCGGGTTCGGCCTTGGGAGCCTCACCGCCAGATTCGCCCTGACCCTGACCTTCGTCTTGGGCGAGGTGGATGAGCGAGCCGCCCATCGAGCGAGCTGCCTTGGCCATCGCATTTTGATCGATTTGCCTCGGAGCTTGCGAGAAGGCGACTTGAATCTTGTCCCCAAACGCCGCCGCTTCCTCGGGGGAGAGGATGTTGCGAAGAACGGCGCCCGTGAAGGCCGGATTGCCGACCCACGAAGCCTCGATGAACTTCACCGAGCCGGGTTCGGACGAAACGTGTCCGCAAAGTTCGGCGATCTTGCGCTTGTTGCCGAAGTCGTCGATGAACTCGCTGCCCTTGAAGTAGCGGATGTGCGGGCAGAGATGCGTCTCGTCCTCGGCCACGTTTCCGCACTTCGTGCACGTCGTGAATTCGACCGAGCAGCCCATCGAGAGCGTGCCGATCTTGCCGCCCGTGATCGCATCGACGAGAGCCTTGTGGCGCTTGTTCGTGGCGATGAGGATATCGACGTAGATCGAATCACCGATGTTGCGAGCCGCTGCGTCGATGATCTTCCCCTTCGACATCTCGGGGATCTGGATGTGCTCGACGTAGTTCTCCGCGCCGATGAACGTCTTGAAGCACGCGAGGAGAAGCTTGCGCTCCCAGCAGTCGTGGTTGTTGTTGATGTACTTCGTGGTCGGCGTCGAGACGTGCCAGTCCGCGAAGCGCCGATTGATCTGGAAGCCATCGACCATCTGCTGACCAAGCGGCGCGTTGACCGGCTCGGTATCGACCGATGCGATGATGGTGCAGTGCGAGAGGAGGAAGTCTCCGGGGCTGTACTCTTGGAGGAGCACCTTCGCCGTGCGGTTCGCAAAAGACGGCGCGGGCGAGAGGGCCGTGCGACGGATCCCGTCCCACTCCGCCCCGCTGACGGCGGCTTTCCGAAGCTTCGCTGCGGCGTACTTGTGGAAGGCCATTACTTCAGCCTCTGCTCCAACTGGTGGACGACGCGCTCTGCGGTTTCCGCCAGCTCTTTGATGGCCGGAGCGACCATGGTGAGGATGAGAGTCGGATCTTCGGTTCGACCAACGCCGATGCGCTTCATGTTCGCGGACTTCTGGGCCGCAGCGTGAAGCTCCTTGATCACGTTGTCGTACTCGGTCTTGATGACTGCGATGGCCGGGTGGTGCTCCCCTTGAGCGAGGATCTCCGCCGCCATCTCCCATTGCTCGGGAGAGGATGCAACCGTCGCTGCATACCGAGCCGCAACGCGCTCGACGAGGCTAGGGGTCACCATGCGACCGCCTCGCCATCCGGACCGAGCATGTCCGATTGCTTGATGAGGAAAAGATCCTTCGGGCAAGCAAAAAGGCGGTGCTTGGACCCCTTGTCCATCTTGTAGGTCGTGCGGCGCATCTGCGTCCCGCACTTCGGGCACGCCGGCCTCTTCGCCTCGTGCTCCCTCTTCGTCATGCGGTACTGCCGGTTCTGCGAAACCCAGTAGGCCGCCGACTTGGCAGCATGCTGCTGGATGCGAACCTCCGACAGATTGAACGCAACGCGGAAGAACTTCCCCACTTCGTCCTTGATGGCTTCGTCCGTGCCCCCGAGCGAAGCGTACTTCCTCCAGAGGGAGTCATACGCTTCGACCTCGCTCGCACCCTTCGTCCAGAGTCGAGCGAGATCGAGATGGAAGCCAGCCGGAAGCTCGGTCGTCCTCCAGAGTTTGCGCGCGTTCGATGCCCAAAGTTCGCGCGCCTTCTGGGTGTCGAGCCCCATGTACGTCTGGTCCATCAGAGCGGGCGGGAGCCAGCTCGAAACGGCCGTCTGGACGAGCACTACGTCGTCGGGGAACATCCGTTCGTTGCCGTACGGCCACTGGACGTCGAGGACCCCAAGGCCTCGGTGAACCGCCGTCACCCGTCCGACGAAGGGAGAAAGCGAATATCCCCCTTGGCCGGGCGCGTACCGTTGAACGGTGTCGCCGACCTTGAATTCCTTGACCAGCTTCCAGTAGTCGATCGCCACGAACGGATCCTCCTGACGGCGAGCGCCGTCTCACTTCACTTGTGCGGAGTGAGCGGGCGGCCCGACGTGGAGACGCCGTGGAGAACGGCCGACGACTGGTCCGGGGGACCATAGGCCTTCATGTAGGGCTCGTCCGACTCGACCTGGACGGGCGCCATCGGATTCGCGAACGCCTTCATGTAAGCCTCGTCCGAGTCCTGCTGGATGACCTCGGCGGTCTTCTGGCCGGCTGCGCGGACGAACTCCTCGACCTGGCGCTTGGCGAGCGACTCGGCTCCGAACGAAGCCGTCTCGATCTCGTCCGCCGTGAGGTCGAGAGCGTTCACCAATTTCTTGGCGGTCTCGAACGGCATCCCCCAAGCCTTGTGCTGGGCTTGGATGGTGGCCGCGATCCTGTCCAGGCGGAAAAGGATCTTGTTGGCGTCTTCGGCTGCGAACTTGGGCATCGTCATGACTCGATTTCCTCGATGGTTGGTGGCTGAATCAGCCCTGCTTGAAGCTTTGGAGGATGGGAAGGAGGGCGTTTCGTGCTTCGGGGCTTGCGGCGGCCAAACGAATGACCTGCGACCGAAGCTCTTGGTACTTGCGGAGATTGTCCGCAGCGACCTTCACGGCCGCTTGCTTGGCCTGCTCTTGCTCCTGCTCGGCGGCGTATTGGGCCGCACCGGCAGCTTCGGCTTCCTCGGCCGCGAGCTTGTCCGCGAGAGCGAGGAGATCGTAGCCGAGTTCCGCATTCGCCGAAGCGGCGCGGACGGCGAGGGAGCGAACTTGTGCCGAAGCCTTCATGGTAGTGACCTCTTCCGGTGTCTCCACATAAGTGGATTTGGATTCTGCCTGGCGTCCCGCCGGCTTACGTGTCTGGGGGTGGTAATCGTGGCTGGTCGGCTCGACCTTGAAGCCGAACTTCTTGCCTACGTCCGCCATCGCCTTCTTGACGGCGGCTTCCGCACCCTTGGGGCACTGGATATCCACGCGAATTTCGCGGCGATACCCCTGCTTTTCCTCCATGTGCGTCAGCGAGCGATCCGAGTACGTGGAGTTCACGAACTTGAGCGCCCCGTCGTCGTGCATTTTCCCATCATCGCCCTTGACCGGGACGAAGGTCTGGTTGATGGCGTGGATGACATCGATGTTGAACGGGTGAATCTTCCGTCCCTCAACGAAGAGGAACGACATCTTCTCGACCGCGTAGCTCCAGCCTGCCGTCTTGGTCGATGCATCCTTGGCGGTGCCCGAAAGAAGCTCGTACGGACCCCCTTGACCAGAGAGCTTCCCGAGGAGTTCGTTGTAGACGGTCGGATGAAGTCCAACCGAATACTTGCCCCCGTCCACATCTCGGATCGCGAGGTCGAGTGCCGCGCGGTATTGGGTGTCGGGGTAGAGCCCCTCGATCTCTCGGCCCAAGACCGGCTGTTTCAGCCATTCACGGGCGCCAGCGAGAATCGCCTTCGCGTCGGCGTCGCTGAAATCCCGAGCCTGAAGCTGGGTCCAATCCTTGTAGGGCTCAAAACCTTCTTGCCCCTTCGGATACGGATCCACGCCCCAATAAACGGCCGTGCGGACGTGATCAGGCGACAAGTCTCCCATCGTCCAACGCGTCGGATAAGAAGAATAGGACTCGGAAAAAAGGTGCCGGAACGCCACGCGTTGACGAAGGCTCGGCACGAGGGCTCGCGCCGCAGTTTTCTGCTCAACCGTAGGCTTTCCCTTGCCGTGGAAGAGCTTGCGGAACATGTCCCACACACTGCGTCCACGCTTCTCCCCTTCGTCTCGCTCCTTCCAAAGATCGAAACCCGGGGGCTTCGACGGTTGGCGCGGGGGGAAGACTCCCTTTTCTTTGAGTCGGTCCTCGGCGGATGTCTGGGCGCTGGGACGACGATAGTCGCCCTCCCCTTCTTTCTCTTCGCGACGAAGGGCGGATTCGTACTTCCGCTGCGCCTTGTCGTAGGAGGCTTTCTTTTCTTGGTAGTCCTCCATCTCGTAGTCCGCCATGTACTCGCGGATGAAGGGCGTCTTTTCAGGCGCCAGCGCCTTCATTCGATCGACGACGCGATTGCGGAAGATCGCAGCGGTGTCCTGCACCGTCGCGTCCTCCGGATATCGAGCCGCACGCTCTTTGAGGAATTCGCTCGCCTTCTCGATTTGTCGGGCGATCTTCTTGGGGTCATCCCACTCGCTGATACGAGTCTTCGAGCTTGGGGATAGGAACTCGGCACGTGCGTCGGCGTAGTCCCGCGCCTGCAAGTAGGCGACGGCCATCTTCCGCGCAGCCGGGTGGTCTTTGACGGTATCGAGGAGGTGGGCGATCTCGCGGTCCGTCATGCGCCGCTCGTTTTCAGCCGTTTCGAGCGCCTTCCGGTAGAAGTGCTCCACGGCCTCGTCCGGCACGTCCTTGTTGCCGGCGCGCAGCATGGCATCCGAGACAAGACGTGCCGCTTCCGCAGGCATGCCGGTCTCCCAAAGGGCGTCCGCCACCTGTTTGCGTGCGGCGAGGCTGGCGGCCATCACGCGCATCTTGTACTTGGCGAATTCTTCCGCTTGATCTTCCGGCGAAAGATCTTCGAAGCTCTTCTTGCCGATCTTCTCGGGAACTTCGATGGCGTCCGAATCCAAGTGATACGGGTGGTGGTCGGAGAGAGCCTTCGCGATACCGCCCGCATCATCCGTTGGGGGTCCCTTCGCAAGGGCCGCCTTGTAGTCGGAGATGAGCGCGCTCACGTCATCGGGGTGGAGATCCTGACCAAGAAGTCCTTCCGCGATATCGGGAGGAAACGTCTCGGTGATGGCGTCCTGAGCACGGATCATCTCCTGCTTGGACGGCTTCGATCGCTTGGGGGGCGGAGGAGGCGCGAATGCCTTGTCTGCCGCTTCGAGGAGGTCCTGGACCCCGCTCATCGTTGCCGGCAGATCAACGTGCCTCAATCCCTCGATCGTCTTCTTGATGTCGAACTGTTCGAGGCCGCCCTGTTCGCGCCCCTCGCTCTCGATCTGCTGGCGTAGCTCGCTCTCGGGATTTGCGAGGTCACGGAGAAGTTTCTTGATCTCCGGACGCTGCGACGCGAGATCTTTCAAACTGTCAGCATTGCGCTGAGTCTTGACCTCGGCTTCGAATTGCGCCTTGACGCGCTCCTGTTCTTTGGGGTCCAGTTTGTCGAACGGAACACGCTGTTCGGTCGTGCGATCGAAAAAAAGGGCCTTGCCGTCCTTGTCCTCGGCAACGGTCTTTTGCTTCTTCGCCCACTCCTGGAATTCGGGCTTCTCGTAGCCCTTCTCCGAAATGAAGCTGTGGAGTTCTTTCTTGTCCTCCGGCGTCTTGAGGTCGAACTCCGTCTCTTCTTCTTGGGGTTGAGCCGGCGGCTTTTGCGAGTCGGGCGCTGGGCCTTCCCCTGGTGTCTCAACGTCGCCGGCCGGGGGCGGCGGTCCTTCGTCATGCCCCTTCGACGGGACAGCGGGCTTTGCCTTTTCCTGCGGCGGCGCCTGGGTGGCGGGGCCTTTCTTGCCCTTGTCCTTTTTCTTGCCCTTCTCTTTGGACGGGGCGGGCTTGGTCTTGAGAGCCTTCTGGAGATCGCCAAGGGTTTCGATGCCCTCCGGCATCTTCTTGTCCTTGAGGATTTTGGAAACCGGAAGGTGTGGGGCGCCGTCGAGGAGCTGGCCGAAATCGGTCTTGAGATCCAGGCCGCTATCGAGAATCGACTTCAACTGCGGATCGGACGCAGCCATCTCTTCGAGCTGCGCACGTGCCTGCGAGTAGAAAGCCTCGTCCTTCTCTTTCTTTTCTTCGGGCGCGGTTTCCTTGACCTCGTAGAGCTGCTTGCCTTCGGGCGTGCTGAGGGTCTCTTTCTTGACGCGCGTCGGCTCGCCAGTTTCTTTGTTGACGACCTGAACCCAATCGTCGCTCTTGTCGTCCTTGGATTCGTCCGTCAGCACGAGATCGCTGCGAAGAAAGCGTGCAACGACCCGTTCGGTCATCGAGCCGCCAACGTTCTTTCGGTTGAGGGAGAGATCCTTGTCCCTCGCGATGTCGGCATCGGTGTCGATGTCCGGATCGCGGTCCGGATCCATACGCTCACGGCGCCGATCGTGCCGTGGTGGTTTGACCTTGGGCGCCGGACGGACGAGTCGGTCTGACTCTTCCGTTTCCCGCTCGTAGCGGTCTTTTGTGGCCCGAAGATCCATCGACTACCGCGCCCGATAGCTAGAAATTGAACGCAGAGGCGGTCATCCGAAGCGGCTGTCCGCTTGCTTGGGCTTGGCCTTGAGACCGAGACCCTTCATGACGCGATCCTGGACATCCGTCGCCTCGATGAGTTTCTCGCCCACGCCGTTGTAGATCGAGCGCAGAACCTCGTTGAAGGTGGCGTCGTTGACCGTGAACTGGTCGCGTTCGAGTTTGGAGCGCATGTCGTCCGCATCCAGGTTGAAGAGTTCGAGGATGACGTCGATGCTGACCGAGCCCTTCTGGTAGAGGTTGAGGAGGGCGTCGAACGTGTCCTGGCTGTCGCGGAGCGGGAGGCGCGTGAAGGAGAGGCGCGGGTAGAGAACGACTTCCTCACCCCACTCGTTCTTCTCGACGAAGCCCTTTCGCTTGGCGACGGGCTTGAAGATGTACTCCTCCACGAATTCCTGGAGCATTTCTCGCAGGAACATGTAGCGGGTGTTGATGACTTCGAGCTTGAGGCGGTCGCCGCTGTAAAGCGTCTCGCCCGAAAGGAGCGATTCCGTGACCCCCAAGCCGGCATGAAGCTGCTTGTCGGTGATCTCGTACTCGGTGGAGAGGTCGAGCAGACGGCCGTTCGACCCCATCTCCTCCCAGTGAACCTCGTAGTTTGCAACGATCGAGTAGTCCGGATCGACGAGAGCAAGATCGACCTGCTCACGAAGGTCGTCCACGTCGATTTCCGAGATGTCCTCGGCCCAAACGATGCGCTTCGGCGTCATGGCGCGCGAAGCAATCTGCGTCTGCGCCTGGCGCAGTTTCTCCCGGTAGTAGAGGGTTCGGAGGCAGCGATCGAGGATGCTCTGACCCATCTCCTCGCCGGCCCCGCGACGACCCGACAGGTGGTAACAGAACGAGCCCTCGTCCGGGTCCGTGCCGAGCGGAATGAGGCGACCCGATGCGATGTACTCGCGCACTTCCTCGGGGATCTCGTTGGCCATCTCCTCGGCGATCGGGTCGTTTCCGATCTTTGCTTGCTCGATGAGGGCGCGATCACGATCGGACGGAATCAGCTCGACGCGAACCTTGTCGGTGAACGAGTACGTCGTCACCTTCACCTGGTCGATCGGCAACATGATGATGCGATCCCAGCCCTTGTAGTGCTTCTGGTAGTACGCGAGTTCCTGGTCCTCACGATCGGGACGCTCGGCCCACCCGTACTCGGACTCTTCGACCGCCTCACCATCATCGGTGACGGTCGAACGCGTCCCGAGCTGGCGCTGCTCGTAGCCGATGTCTTGCGGGATATCGACCGTGGAGTCTTCGAGGAAGATGAAAATCGAGCCGTCGAGCCAGTAGTGGTGAACGGCCGTGATGAGGTGCTGAAAGAGCTTGGCGCGCTTGCTCCAATTCTCAAAGAACCAGAGGATGTACTTGCCGTAGCTCTCCGGGCTGTCGAACCCTTTCGGGCACGTGATCGGCTTCGGTCCGGCAAGGCGAACCTTGCTGAGGGGAAGCTCGGTGTGGAGGTCGATCGCCTGGCCGACGAGCGGATCGGTGTTGTAGAAGTGCCGGTAGATCTCGCGCTTCTCACGAAGCGACTGCGGCAGTTCGAGGAAGTCGGTCGAGAGCTGCGGCGAGAAGAAGTTCGGCGCACCCGACATCGCCGTGTTGCCCGAATTGATGGGATCCACGGAAAATTGCGCGGTTCGGTGCATCTTCGTAATGCGGCGCGCTTCCCGCTCCCTGGGGGTGAGCGGCATGATGCGGTTGCCGTACTCACCCTTCGCAACATGCGGGGGATTCCGCATCGTTCCTTGGGTGAGGACGACTGGCTGTCGGTTCGGACTGTTGGTGAACAGCCTTCTTCCGCTGTTACCGTTGCTGCCTGCCGGCATCAGACACGATCTCCTCACCGTAGACCGTTATCAAATCATCATAAAACCCCGGTCCGGGCGGTGGCACATCTTGTTGGTTTTGTTGGGTTTCTTCTTGCGGAGCTTGGGTCTCTTCCTGGGGCTGTTCGGCCTGTTCCTCCTCTTTTTGGAGCATTCCGAGCACACGATCGGCCTGTCGAGTCCGCTGTAGGCCCTGTAGAACCATGCCGCCGAACCGGGTCCAAACGTTGGCGAATGTCACGTAAACGGCGTTGTCCCGGCTTTGATTTTGGGCACCCGTGCGGAGCGAAGACCGGCGCATCTGCTGGTGCAAGATCCTGGAGAGATCGTGGATCCGACGAGCCGAACGCTCGATGCCATCTCGGAGCACGTTGATCTCGTCGATGATCGCCTGCGGCTCCATGTTGGGAGAGTTTCGGTTGGGCATTAGAGCCTCGTGTGGATCCCCAGGTAGAACTGGTTCACCGGTTTGGGCAGTTGGCAAACGAAGCCCGTTAACACCGCCGGCGCCAGCGGGCTGCCAGAAAGAGACAGCTCATCCTCATTTGTCCAAAGCCCCCGAAGCGAGAAGTAGAGGGCATCCTGCGGGTGGTAGACCAACGGCACGAGCGGGCCTCCGCCCGTTCGGCTTGCGTACGTGTAGCGCTCGTACGCACTCGTCGAGATGATCGAACGACCCGCCATCATCACGGCATGGCCGTAGAGTGGCTGGTTTCCGGTCATGGCCGTGTACTGGTCTGCTGACTCGTTTGACCCCCAAATTAGGAATCCGCCGAACAAGCCTCCCGAGTATGTCACGGTGGGCTCGTCCACGTTCGCGGCGACCCATTGCACGCCCTGTCCGCCGACCCACCCTCCGGCGATCATGGCTTCATCCACTGCGATGTTGTGCGCCGGACCTTTGCTGAGAACGATGCAATCGCGGCCTCGAATCAAGTCGATGCCGTGAAAGTCGATCGCAAAGCTGCCGGGCGGCGGGGGGAAGGGCATGGGTCACATCGTCGTCTGGAGGGACAGGAAATTGCTGTTAGTGGCGGTCGGGGCTTCCACCGTCAT